CGAATATGTGATTGGTGGACAAAGTATTGACGGCGATGACGACAATCATGATGGCGTTGTCGTTCAATGTATTCCCGGCAACGGTTACGCGTGGCATTTGGGCAAAAATGGATCGCATCACATGCACATTGGCAGCATCGGAATCGAAATCTGTTCATTTGGATATTTGAAAGATGGGAAAACGTACACCGGGCGAAAAGCGCATGAATCGCAAATCGTCACGTTGGAAAAGCCATTTCACAATCGAACACAATGGCATCGGTATAGTGAATCGCAAATCAAGTCAACGCGCGATTTGTTGTATCACATCGCCAATGAACATGACATTGACATCCGCGAAGGATTGCCGGCGTTAATCAAAGAGAAGGGCGCTGCGGCGTTTGATTGGAATGAATCGGCGTACTATGGGCGGATCAAGGGCGTTTTGTCGCATTCAATGACTAACAAAGGGAAATCGGACATCGCGCCGCAACCGGAAATGATGCAAATGTTGGTTGAATTATGATCCCGGAATATATTGTTTTTTTTAGTTTAATTTCATTATCATGGTTTTTCGTGTTACGACGTTGGTGATTTTGTTGGCAACGTCCACATTTGGACAAATACACATCCGCGATCACGCGCCGGAATCAAAATCGTTTGTCATTGATTCGATGTTTTTCCCGGTGGACGGTGTTTTAATTAGTGGACACGGATGGCGGAATGGCCGAATACATCACGGATTGGATATATCACACAACAACCGCGACACGATATTTGCGGCATGGAATGGATTTGTTAGATACATGAATCACGGTTATACCGGCGGTTATGGGAATTTAGTAATTTTGCGCCATTGGTCCGATTTGGAAACGTATTACGCGCACGCCCGGGAAATCCTTGTTCATGATCATCAATTTGTTCGCAAAGGGCAACCGATCGCAATTGTCGGATCAACCGGGAATTCATTAGGGCCACACCTACATTTTGAAGTTAGATACAAAGGATTGTCAATTGATGCGGCAGCGCTGCGCAATAAACAACGTTTCACAATAATCAAAAACGGTCAAACTTATGAATTGGAAGATTGAGCAAATCGAAAACATAAAGCCAAACCCAAACAACCCGCGGATCATTGGCAAAGACAAATTCGAAAAATTGGTCGAATCGATTAAAACGTTTCCACGAATGATGGAAATCCGGCCGATCGTTGTGGATGCGAATGGCGTTGTTTTAGGCGGCAATATGCGATTGAAGGCATGCCAAGAAATTGGATTGTCGGAAATCCCGGTGATATGCGCCGATGATTTGACACCGGAACAACAACAACAATTCATCATTAAAGACAACGTCGGATTCGGACAATGGAATTTCGACATGTTGGCGAACCATTGGAATGAATCGGATTTGATTGATTGGTCGTTGGATTTGCCGGTTTGGGATGGCGATGAAGATGATCACGATGAACCAAAACAAAACATCACCATGACATTGGTTTTCCCGGACGAAGAAACCAAACAACAAGCGGAAATCGATATTCAAGAAATCATCGATCGTAAATTTAAAAATACCTACATAAAGTGACAAAAAGTAACATCAATAAAAAAGCAATGATCGACGCCATGTCTAAAACATTGGGCATCGTGACAAGTGCATGTAAGGCCGTCGGAATCACCCGGCAAACACATTACCGATGGATGAAGGAAGATCCGGAATACAAAGCCGAAATCGACGAATTGGAAAACGTCGCGTTGGATTTTGCCGAATCGTCATTGCATAAACAAATCAAAGATGGAAACACGACGGCCACAATTTTCTATCTAAAAACAAAAGGCAAACGCCGCGGATATGTCGAACGTCAAGAAGTCGACAACGTTGGAAAACCACAAATCGTGATCCAACCATTGAGCAATGAAGCATTGGAATCATTAGAACAAATCATTGAAGACGACAACGGCATTTGGAAGGATTACTAAATCAATAGGCAAGGAAACCAAAATCGCGGTGGTCCAAGGCGGAACAAGCGCCGGAAAAACGTTTGCGATCTTGCAATTCCTTATCATTGCCGCGCTACATGAAAAGATTGGTGGCGTGGTTTCTATTGTATCGGAATCAATGCCGCATTTACGTCGTGGCGCGATGCGTGATTTCTTTAAGATATTGAAAGGGTTGAACGTGTATCGGCAAATCGATCACAACAAATCATCAAGTTCGTACCGGTTGAACGATACGTTGTTTGAATTCTTTGGCGCCGATAAGGATGATAAATTGCGTGGCGCCCGGCGGAATATCTTGTTTGTGAACGAAGCCAACAACATCACATTTGATGCGTGGTCGGAATTGTTTATTCGAACGCGCAAATTTTCGATCATTGATTTTAATCCGGTTTCCGAATTTTGGGCGCACACCGAAATATTGAATCACCCGGATGAAACGTTTCGTGAATTGGTTTCGTTTGTTAAATTGAATTATCAGCATAACGAAGCATTGGACGCCGCCACGATCCAAAACATCGAAGCGCGTAAACACGACAAATCATGGTTCGAAGTTTTTGGCCTTGGAAATGTAGGCGTTCCGCAAGGCGTGATATTTCCGTCATCGACATGGTCCATTGGTGAATTGCCTGAAAATGCGAAATACATTTGTTCCGGAATGGATTTTGGTGATTCAGCGCCAACCACGTTGATCGACATTTACCAACATGATGGCGTTGATTACTACGATGAAATAATATATCAACCCGGGACAGATGCCAATAAATTGATTCACGGCGTCCGGGCCAATGGAATCAAACGAATGATCGTTGCGGATCCGTCACATGAAACAATCATCAAGATGTTGGCCAATATGGGCGTGATGATCATGGGCGTCAAAAAATACCGTGGATCGGTTGAAGGCGGTTTGCAAATGATGAAGACGCGTCCATTTGTAGTGACCAAACGTTCATTGAATTTGATCAAGGAATTGAGAAATTACGTGTACGAAAAGACGCGTTCCGGGATAATGTTGGACACGCCGCGCAAATATATGGATCACGCAATCGATGCGGCAAGATATGCCAAATTGCATTCGTCGCGTTCGTTCAGCGTCAAATGATCAATCGTCGATTGTCCGTCCAACCCAATAAAAAATCCCCAAAATCCAAACGATGCAAATGGTGATGATCAAGATGCTTTGAATGTCCATGTCATAAATTTATCAATCCTAAGTTAATATATATTTTCTTTTCTTTTCTTTTCTTTTGGCATTGGGTTCGCATTACGGCGGCAATGCGGCCGCATAAACACGGTCAATTTCATGTTGTATATTTACGGGAAATACAAAAAGAAAAATGGCAATCAAAACACTATTCATTCCACTAGATCAAGCGGAATCAATTTCAAAGGTGCAATCCGTTCATGGCAAATATGACCGATACGAAGAAAAAATCAAGAAGTTCGATTCACGGCAAGTGGACAAAATGAATGAAGGCGAAGTGCGCCAAATTGGAACGTTGAATTCATATTTGAATCGATACGATGTGAAGGGCAATCCATACGGCGGATATTCGATTGTATCGGTGACGCCGGTATTGGGAACACAAACCGAAAAAATCGACAAAGATGAACCGATGATCGGATTGGTCCACACGACCGGTTTCATGGTGATATTGCACAAAGAAGGATAATGGCGCATTTTTATCAAAGAATTTTTGTTTCGTATGATGTCACGTTTGACAATCACGACAACATCCACACATTGCCGCGCCAATCAATGACGACCAAAATCACGTCCATTGATACGGTAAATGCGACGGGTGATGCCGCGGTCAATGATTTGACACAAAACCACGGATGGGAGGTTGTGGCGGCCGTGCCGGTGATTAAAACGATCAATCACAAACCGGATCGTCAAGAAGTGGCGATACCGTACACATACACGGCCGGTGTTGATGTAATATTGTTTAAATGAGTTTAGGAACACTAAAAACAAGAATCGAAGCGGCGTTCGCTGCCAACGGGATTGATTCGTTCGGATATATTTGGTCCGAAAATGAATTGAACAATTTGGCAAATCAATCAATGCCGTATTACGGTTTAATTTTGCAAAATGGCAACATTGCCAACGTTGAGAACACCAACGAACAATTCATCAATTACCGGGTGGTTCTGTTGTTGGCGGATAATTTACATCAAAGCGATCGAACACAAACGGCAACCAATCGCCACGATTATTGGTGG